TGTCTTGGTGGAAGTGGCAGCTATCAAGTTCGGGTAGTTAGAGGTTAATCATGGCAGGAGCATTAGACACAGTATTTAAAGCAATCGCCAAGCAGGTTGTATCTGATCTTGGAACAGCTTTAGACACTACGATTACTTATTCTGTTAATGCAAAAGGCAGTTATAACATTGCTGCTGGGAAGCAGTTGATTTCAACGACAAGTTATGCAGATATAAAAGTTCCAGTTGAATTTATACAGGCAGAAGAGGATGTTGGTAGAGAGACGAGACGAGCAAAGTTATATATAACACCTGATTTGATAGGAGATCATCAACCTACATTTGAAGATGAGATTACATTGAGTTATGGAGGAGGGAATAAGGTCGCACAGATTATTGATATAGATACAAAACGTGGTGGGCAAGTGTATTTACATACAATTCAGGTGAGGTTCTAATGGCTAGAAGAGCTGCTCGCAAAGGAAGAGGACGAACATCTTATACAGAGATGAAGGCGAAGGATTTTGCCGACATGATTAGAAAGGATATGGAAGACACAATAGATGCAGACTTGAACGGATTTGTTCGTGCTGTTGTTAATGATTTAACGTCAGATAGCAAGAAAAATGGTGTTAGTCCTGTTTTGACTGGTTTTTTTGCTTCTAGTTGGAAGGCTGATCATAATATTATTAAAAAAACAGATGAACGAAAGAATTTTCCTCGATGGGCAAAGATAAAAACAGTAACGAAAGGGCCAAAAGGTAGCAGTCGAACTGTATTAGCTCCTGGTCAAAAACCTTTAATTGAACAAAGGTATCCCGTTGAAGCTAAATTTAAAAGAAATAAACCTGTTTTTATTGGTAATGCTGTTAAGTATTCTTCTTGGGCTTTACTTTCACCTAAATCAAAGGTTCCTGACTATTTAGTAGGGACATCTGCTAATAAAAGTATGAAAGCAAAAATAGATAGATTTTTCTCAGATAAACGTCCTGACATTAGAGTGGGAAGTGATATTCGTTTTAGAGCTTTTCATGAGCAAAGATTAGGAAGTGAACCAGGGTATTCTCCTCAAGCTAGTTACAAAAAATCATGACACTTGTAAAAGTTCGAGCTGCTTTTGAAAAAGCAATCACTGATGCAGTTAAGGATGCTGATCCATCTGTAAAGATGGTTTATGACAATATTGTTTATACAACTCCTGGGAAGAATGTTAAATACATAACGATGTCAATTAATTTTGGGCAATCTGCTTTACAGAATCAAGGTGCTTCTAGTGATTTTTATTCTGGGTCTATCGTTTGTAATGTTTATGTCCCGAAATCAAAGGGAACATCAGTTTTGGCTGCCATTAGTGAATCTGTGATTGATGGTATTACTTCTGTTAATGCTTCTGATTATGTAGATACCTATAGTTGCAAACCTAGAACTAGAGATTTGAGTGGCCCTGGAGCATTTGAATCAGAAGATGAATCCCATTTTGCTGGAGTAATATTTTGTGAATTTTCTGCAAACGCTTAGTATAGTATTGTTATTAATTTAAAGATTTATTTATGGCTAAAGCCATTGAACTCCTTCGCAGCAAATTTGGTATCAGTCAGTTATATCAACATGATGTTGTTAAAGATGACGAAGTCGTTTTAACTGTGTATTGGCATCCTTTGACAATTGCAGAAAGAGAATCAATTCAAAAAAAGACAAATATTAATGATTCTAATGATTTTGCTTTGGCTTTAATGATAGAGAAAGCTTTAGATAAGGACGGTAAAAAATTATTTCAAGATGGGGATAAAGCCGCTTTAAGAAGAGAAGTTGAAGCTGCTATTTTGCAGGACATACAATTAGCGATGCTTGAATCGGGTACTGATAAGGAGGTGGAAGAAGTTCAGGCTGATTTGAAAAGCTGATAAATTATCGTATTTTATGTTTTCTTTGGCGAAAGAGTTAGGGATGACTGTTGCTCGTTTGGCAAATGAATTAACGATGGAAGAGGTAATGGGTTGGTCAGCTTATTTTGCTTTAAAGCACGAGGAAGATGAACGAGAAAAAGATAAAGTTCAAAGAGGTACTGCTAGTCGGACACAAAGCAGGTAAACTAGGGAGATAGTTTGGGTTGGAGGAAAAATAAGTGGCAAATACTGGTTATACGAGAAATCTTACGTTTACGGTTAATGATAAACAGATAAAAAGAGCAACTGATAGGTTGTTTCAAAGCTTAGATCGTATTGAAAAAAAATTAGATCTTATTGCAGGAAGAGGAAGGCAAACTGGTTTTAAAAAAGTTGAAAAACAAATAGAAGGAGCTGCAAAACAATTAAAACTTTTATCAGGAGTAGCTACTTATACAAGAAGACAATTTTTGGGATTAGACAAAACATTAAATATGTTTGCAAATATTTCTAATGTTTTTTCTAAGGTTGGTGATGAAATTTATGACGGTGTTACTGGTCTGAAGTTATTTAGATGGGAAATAGACAGAGTTAATAGGCTATTAGAGAGAACGCCTTTGGCAACCTTCTCAATGCTTGATCCAAGGAAGAAGGTTAAACTTGGTGGTTCTAGTCGGGATCTAATTCAATATCAAAGCAGAGTAGGACTCCCTGGTGATCCATATAAACGTAATGAATTAGCAGGTGCAGGGAGGTATCCGATGTTTCCCACACGATACCTTAACGAAGCAGAAACATTGGGAGGACTTGATTATGTTGCAGGAAGAAGAAGAGGTGCTTGGCAAGACGATTTAAGAAACAGGATGGCAATAAGGCGACAAGCTTTAGAAAGAAGTGGGACAGGATTTGGTTCGTTTAGTAAAGATGTTTCTTTCCATCAAGCTTTTAGAGCTTCTAGAGGCATGAATTATGGAGGGATGACATCTGGTCAGACAGCAGTAGATAAATCAATTAAACGTCATGAAAAACATTTAGCGAAGATTAATAAAGCTACAAATAAAACTGCGTCAATACTTGGGAAACAAGCTGCTGCTTCTCTTGCTTTACCACCAGGGATAGGGACTCAATATGCTGCACCTATTGGGCCAATGCCAGCCACGTTAGGGCAACGTGCTGGGAAATGGGGAAATAATTTGGGTTTTGGTGCAAATGCAAATCCTCAAGGTGTTTTTGCTAATAGCAGAGGAAGAGGTGGTCGAATAGCAGGCGCACTTAGTAGTGGAATGATTGGTGGTGGTTTTCCACTCTTATTTGGTCAAGGAGGTTTAGGTGCATTAGGCGGTGGTATTGGTGGCCTTGCAGGTGGAGCATTAGGTGGAGGCTTTGGCTTTGGTTTCTCTATTGTTGGTACTGCATTAGCTAGTGCTGCTCAAGATGCAATTACATTTCAAAACTCTATTGATAAAGTTAATAATTCTATAAGACAAACAGGAAGTGAATCTCTGCTAACGGCAAAAGGCGTTAAAAATTTAGCTACTCGCCTTGATATGACAAAAGAAGAAGTTTTAGCGGCTTCTGCCGCTTTTGCTCAATTTGATGGAGAAAGTCGTTTAGCTTTGACTTCTACTTTTGGCAAAAATCCTGAAAGGTTTTACGGTTTAGCTGAAGCAAATGATGCAGTAAAAGTATTAGAGCAAATTAATAAATTAAGAAGGGAAGATAATGGATTAAGTGATGAAAAAGCTAGAACAGTTCTCGAAATTTTAAATACAGAGGGTGCAATTGCTGCTCGTATTGAATTAAGACAAAGATCCGAAGAAAGATTAATTGAATTAGAAAATTTAAGGAAAGTTAGAAATAAAGATATAATCAGGGCTACGATAGCGGCAAGTGGCCCTGAATCAGTAAGGAACGAAAAAGCGGATCCTTTATACTATGGAAGAGAAAGGGTTCGATTAAAAAAATTAGAATGGGAAGAGACAGATAGACTTATAGAGAAAGAAAGAGAATGGGCGCAAATTCAAGAACATTCTTTATTCATTGCTCAAACAAGAGCAGAAATTCAGAAATTGATGGATCCTATGTATCAATTAAGGGAACTTTCTGTATCTGTTAGTAATTCATTTGCTGAATCGTTTAAAGGAATAGTTAAAGGTTCAATGACAGCGCAACAAGCATTAGCAAATCTATTCCAAAGAACAGCAGATCATTTCTTAGATATGGCTGCACAAATGATTGCACAGCAAATACAAATGAAAATATTAGGAATAGGTTTGAATTGGATGGGAGGAGGAGGAGATCTTAGTTTACCTGCTGGTTTTTACTCAGGCAGTGGAGGTGGAGGTGGTGTGAGTTGGACCGACATTGCTGGTAAGAAAGCAGCAGGAGGTCCAGTAACAGGAGGAAAATCTTATGTTGTTGGAGAAGAAGGCCCAGAATTATTTGTTCCAGGTTCTAGCGGTAATATCGTTCCAAATCATGCAATGGGAGGAGCAAATATCGTAGTTAACGTAGATGCTTCTGGATCGTCAGTTGAAGGAGATACAGGGCAAGCTGAAGAGTTAGGAAGTATGCTTGCAGCAGCAATTCAATCTGAACTTGTTAATCAGCAAAGACCTGGAGGACTTTTATACTAATGGCAACATTTCCTTCAATCACTCCGCAATACGGAGTTCAAAAAAGATCAGCACCTAACAAACGTGTGGTTCGTTTTGCTGATGGGTATGAGCATCGAATTTTATTCGGGTTGGATGCACATACAAATCCAAAAACTTACTCTTTAAAGTTCTCAGTATCAGAAACAGATGCAGACACCATAGAAACATTTTTAGACGCAAGAGCTTTAGATCAAGAAAGCTTTAATTTTACTCCTCCAGGAGAAGCTTCTGCTTCTAAGTTTGTTTGTGATGCGTGGAATAAATCTATTCCGTATCTAAATAGAGCAACAATTACAGCAACATTTAGGGAAGTATTTGAGCCATGAGTTTAGATCCAATTATTAGCGATCTACAGAAGACTAATCCTTCTGCAATTATTGAATTATTTGAACTTGAATTAGATTCGACATTACATGGTACGCAAAGTACCATGACATATCGTTTTCATGCAGGAAGTAATTTAGATTTAAACGGTAAAGTTATATGGCAAATACATGAGTATCTCCGTTATCCAGTAGAGGCTAGTGGCTTTGCCTTTCAAAGAGGTCAACTTCCCAGACCACAACTAACGATTAGTAACGCATTGTCTTTGATTAGTGCTATAATGCTGGAAGTTAACTTGATAACTGCTGGCAATGATTTGACAGGTGCGAAAGTAACAAGAATTAGAACATTAGCTAAATTTTTAGATGCCGCTAACTTTCCCTCTGGAAACGCAGATGCGGCTAACCATGAATTTCCAAGGGAAGTTTATTATATAGATAGAAAAGTAGCTGAAAATAGAGATATTGTTACTTTTGAACTAGCAAGTGTTACTGATTTAGCAGGAATGAGACTACCTAAACGTCAATGTACTAGAGATCTTTTCCCTTCTATTGGTACATTTGTTTAATGGGCTGGAGAGTTAAAGCATTGCAACATGCTAAAGAAGAAGATCCAAGAGAATCTGTTGGATTGTTATTAAACATTAAAGGTAAAAAGGTTTATTACCCCTGCCGTAATTTAGTTAGTGAGTCATCTAGTTATTCTCAACAATGTTTTATTTTAGATCCTGAAGATTACGTAAAAGCAGAGGATCTAGGACAAATAATTAGTGTTATACATTCACATCCAACGACTCCAGCAGTTGCGAGTGAAGCGGATAGAGTTAGTTGTGAAGCAGGTAGTTTACCTTGGCATATTATTAATCCCAAGACTGAACAATGGGGATACTACGAGCCAATGGGCTATAAATCACCTCTAAAAGGAAGACCTTGGTGTTGGGGCGTTACTGATTGCCTTAGTTTAGTAACTGATTGGTATCAAGAAAAGAAGGGGATTATTTTAAATAAAGCGACAAGACCTTTAACCCCTGAAGAATTTGTAGATAATCCCGCTTCAAAAGAAGATGGTGACTTTGATAATTATTTAACTACAGCAGGATTTCGTTTGTTAAAACCAAATGAAAAATTAGAGAATGGGGATGTTTTATTGATGTCGATTATGGGTAAAGGTTTGAACCATGTTGCAATATTTTTAAATGGGGAAGTTTTACATCATTTAGCAGATCGTTTAAGTTGTCAGGAACCATATTCAGAATGGTTGTTAAAATGTACGGGAGGGAGGTATCGCTATGCTCAAGACAATTAAATTATATGGTGATCTAAAAGAGATCACAGGACATAGTGAATTAGATGCTCATGTAAATAGTGTGGGTGATTGTATAAGATTTTTATTAATGAATTGGCCTCAATTAGAAGGCCACATGAATGAAAGATATTATCAAGTTTTAACAGATGGAAATGAAATAGGAGAAGAAGAGATTCATTATCCAGTCGCAGAAGAAATAAAGATTGTTCCCGTAGTAACTGGAGCGGGAGGAGGAGTAGGAAAATTTTTTATTGGAGCTTTTTTAATTGCAGGTGCTTTTTTACTTCCAGGTGCGGGTACTGCTTTTTCTATGGCTGCATTTAAAGGCGGAACTATGTTTGCGAATGCTGCCTGGTGGGCAAAAAGCATGGCTTATATTGGTGGATACCTTGCTTTAACTGGAGTATCGGAAATGTTATTTCCTATGCCTGAACCTCCTAAATTTGAAAATGATCAAGATCCACGTATCTCATTTAATTTTGGTGGAACGCCTAATACATCACGAGCTGGAACAACGCTTCCAGTTGTATATGGAGAAATTTTTACAGGTTCAACAGTGATTAGTATGGATGTAACAACTGATCAGGTTAGAGGATGACTGATGTAATAAGAGGTTCTTTTGGCGGTCCAAAACCACCGAAGAAACCAACCCGTGCGCCTGACACTTTAAATAGTAGATCGTATGTAACGATCCAAGATTTAATTAGCGAAGGTGAGATTGAAGGATGGGCTACTGCCGCAAAAGAAGGAGCCACAAAAGGCTCAATGACTTATAACACTGCTGCTTTAAAAGATATTTTTTTAGATAACACTCCAATTCTTCAACCAGATGCTAATTCTGCTAATCCTCAAGCAACAGATTATAACTACCAAAATGTAACATTTAGCCCTCGTTTTGGAACGTCTAATCAAACACATATCCCAGGAATACAGCAGTCATCCAGTCCGATTTCTGGCTTCCCTAGATCATGTACTGTTGCTAATGGTGGTGTTACTCAAAATATTACTACAACAACAGTCGATGCTGTTCGAGTTACAGTTACTTTTCCAGCAATACAAAGATCAACAGAGGATGGTGATTTATTAGGTAGTAAGGTCAAATTAAAGATACAAGTTCAATACAATTCAGGTGGTTTTTCTGACGTTATTACAGATACAGTTACAGGTCGTACAGGTGATGCTTATTCAAAAGATTACCGAGTAACGCTAGATGGAGCTTTCCCAGTTGATGTAAAAGTAGTTCGTGTAACTGCTGATAGTACTGATGGCTCCTTAGTTAATGCTTTCGTTGTCTCAGGGATGCAAGAGTTGGTCGATGACCATCAAACTTATGCCAACAGTGCGTATGCTGCTATTACTCTTGATAGTAAAGTAGTTAGTAATATTCCAAACAGAAAACATAGAATTAGAGGTTTAAAGATAAGGATTCCAGGTGCGGGTGCTTCCTCATCTGGAACGCCAACTGTTGATAGTAATACGGGAAGGATTATATATCCAAGTGGTTATATATTTAATGGCACTATGGCTGCGGCTCAATGGTGTTCATGCCCTGCAATGGTTTTACTAGACATGCTCACAACAACAAGATACGGATTAGGAGATCATGTAAGTGATAGTAATTTAGATTTATTTAGTTTCGTTAATGCCTCTAAATTTGCGAATGAATTAGTTGATGATGGTTTTGGGGGAACAGAAGCAAGATTTAGTTGTAATGTAAATATTTTATCAGCAGGAGAAGCTTTTACTCTTATCGAGCAATTATGTGGAGTAATGCGTTGTATGCCTATTTGGAGTGCAGGGCAAATTTCTCTTGCACAAGATAAACCTACTGATTCGAGTTTTTTATTTAGTCTTGCAAATGTCACTGAGGAAGGATTTTCTTATAGTGGCTCGTCATTAAAGACAAGACATTCTGTAGTAGCTGTTAGTTATTACAATATGGATTCAAGAGAAATAGATTATGAGGTTGTAGAAGATAGTGTTGCCAAGGCCAAGCTAGGAATCGTAAAAAAGGATGTACGAGCTTTTGCTTGTACGAGTAGGGGACAAGCACAGAGGATGGGAAAAGCGATACTTTTTGCCGAACAAAATGAATCAGAAGTTGTCGGTTTTACAACATCTATTGATGCAGGGGTAACACTAAGACCAGGAGCAGTAATAGATATAAACGACCCAGTACGTAGTGGTGCAAGGCGATCTGGTCGTATAAATACTGCAACTACAACTGCAATTACTGTTGATGATATACAAGATATATCGACATTTTCAGGCTCGAATCAAAAATGTAGTGTTCAAATGCCTGATAATTCTGTTGAAACAAAGAATGTTTTAAGTGTTACTAACGGTGTTATTAATTTAAACTCTCCCTTGTCTGAGGTTCCCAACGTTAATGCAATTTGGTTTTTAGTTAGTGACACAATTGAAGCTCAAAAGTTCAGAGTAATATCAGTTGAGGAAACAAATGGAATCAACTATAATGTTACAGCGTTATCTTATCGACCAAATAAATACGCCAATATTGAAGATGGTTTAACTTTACCTGCAAGAAATGTTTCAATATTAAATAAGCCATCAGCACCACCAACTTCTATTACGTTTGAAGAAAGAACTGTTGTCATAAATAGTGTCGCAATTGCAAGATTATTTGTTACTTGGGTTCCTGTTAATGGTGTTACGCAATATTTAGTTCAATACAGACATAGAGATGGAAATTATGAAAGTTCAATTGTCTATAGACCTGATATTCAAATAGATAATAGTCAAGCTGGAGCTTATGAATTTCAAATATTTTCTTTTAATGCTTTATTAGAAACCTCTCCTACCTCTTTGGATGCAACCTTTACTGCACAAGGTAAAACGGCATTACCATCTGATGTTCAGAATTTAACAGGAGAACCAGTTGGAAATAATTTACTAAGACTTAGATGGGATAAATCAACTGATCCTGATGTTTTACATGGAGGAAGAGTCTATGTGAGGCACTCTAATAAGACTGATGGATCGGGTACTTTTGCAGGTTCAGTTGATCTTG